TCTTCCCAAGTCTCACGGCGCTGTTCCTCTGGTAGGTAACGTGCGTAGCGTGACTTGTGAATGTATTGTTGATATGCGTCCATTAATTTTCCTTTTTTTCGTCTTCGAAGTATCTTTTGCAAAACACTTGTGTTACTTCTTCGTCTGCACAGATTAAAGCACCGTACATAGGTATGCACCTTTCTTTTACAATCGTGTACGAACCGTATTCAGCACAGATCCTTGTGTCAGGCTCAGTCACACATCCAGACAGGAGAAGCAGCAGAAGTAGTCGTTTCACTGGTTTATCTCCATAATAAGCCTGTCGATGTACCAACGGCACTTACGTAGGTCCTCCACGGGCTTGCCCTTGTAGTCATAGCGCCAGAGGTACTTCAGTGCGTTACCCTTGAGATAACCGTTGAACTCTTGTTCAGGCATGGACGCTTTGATTGCTTCGATGGCTTCGATTGATCCCTTGTTATAATGGTCAGGTTGCTCCACAGGGTCTACCTGCTTCGGCTTCCTAATGGACAGGTTGTTCAGTGCTCTAACTGTGTCCCACTCTTCGGGAGTCGCGTCATCAATACTCATTCTCTTCCTCCTCTAGCTCTTGTTCAAACACATCCAGTCTGTTGATTAGCTTGTCCTCAAACCTTTCCAGTAACTGCTCTGAAGTTATCTGTAGGGCCTCCAGTAGGTCGTCTGGGTCAAAGGTTTTCAAGAGGCGTTCCTTAACTTCCTCTAGTGTTAGCGACATGGTCAATCAACTCCTGTAGTGTCTCTATAGTATACCATAAAATGTTCTCTTTGTCACACCATTCTGACATAGTCATTTTAGCCCCCTTGCGTATCTTTTTGTTGGGCTGCATGAGGACAAACACTAGCTCTTGTCCTGCTGGCAAACTATCTCTGACACTGGTGTACTTCTTGGTGTCTCCGTCTCTAAAGTACCCCTTGCACTCCACGAGAACACCAGAGGCGCTGTGAACAAAATCAGGACGATAACTGCGCTGAATGGTGTAGGGGACGGTGAACGGCTCATAGTCAAAACCCTTTAGTAGTTTAGAAACGTCTTCTTCAAATGTGCTACGAAAGCGTGATCTCTTGGACCTTCGGCTCATTGATAACCTCCGTTAAATATCTTGGACCTGAGGAGTAGGCGAAGGCGCGAACGGTAGGCCAACATACCTTTTTGTAGGAACAGTAGGAGCATCCGACGGCGAGTTTCTGGTTCCCACTCTTTCCATCTGCGATAGTGCCGTAGCATACGTCGGGTGGGGTTGGATGCTCCACTAGCTTTTTTACGTGGTCAATTCGCTCCTTGATGTCATAACTGATGAGGTCATAGACAGGAGCCTGAGTGTCCTCCTCGTCGTACATGAGGTACGTGAGGTGTCCATTCTGCTTGTCCATGGCTAACCATCCAAATTTAGTAGCACCTTCTGAATATGCGTATCCTTTAATTTGAGCCACGTAGCCAAATGGGTCGTCATAAGCCAGTGTGCCGTCTTTGAATTTCCTAAACCCATAAGTCGAAACAGATTTAACGTCAGTAACAATACCGTTGATTTTACAGTCCATCGAACCTGTAATACCGTTAACTTCACACTTCTTCTGTTCATCCGTTACCTCATGGCCTGCGGCTCTAGTTAGGAACAATAACATTTCCTCAATGAGGTGACCGTAGAGGAACTTGACATAGGTGTGACCCTGTATGTCGTCGGACTTCTCCACGTCATTGTAGACATTCCAAAGGTAACGGTCCTCGCGTCCAATGTTGGACATGCGTAGCTTACGTCCGTCACGTTTACGTCCACCAAACTCGTTACGCATGAGTTCCTTGACGTTCTCACCGAATAGCTCGATGTGTGACTCTAGGTCCACGCCTTCTGCTACTTCTTTCGTCTCCATCAGTTTGTAAATGTCAGAGACCAGTGTGTACACGCTCTTCATACGTTTACCTCAGTGAGTTTCTGCCCACGTTGTTCCAACTTTGTATTCTCCGTCAAGGGGACATCGGAGGTTGAACTCCATACCTGCCGCCTTGAGGCACTCCACTGCGAGCCAGCCGTATTTCTCTGCTTGGTCTGCAGCCACCTCCGATTGTACTTCGTCATGTATGTTACCTATGAATTTATAGTCAAGTTTCCACTGTCGTGCGTAGTTGTCCAAGATGACCAACGCTTGCTTCATCACGATAGCCCCTGCCGCCTGAAGCAGTGTGTTCAGTGCAGCATGCTCAGATCGAACTCGAAGTCTGCGTCCATCAAGTCCTGTGAGATAGCCTCGCCCAGATGCTCTAGCAACGCGGTCTCGTAGACTTTCAAGAGAAGGTGTATTTGATAGAAATCGTCGTTTAAGATTTGCGCCGTCCTTTGCGCTTCCTCCAACGATGGTTCCAATCTTTGCGTCTCCTGCTCCGTAGAGGAAAGCGTAGATGAAAGTCTTAGCTTGAGGTCTTGTTTCAAGCCCCGCAGCCAGTTGATTTCTTGTGTGTATATCTTCGGTGAGGAGGACATTGGTAAACTCCTTATCGTCCATGTAATGTGCCAGCATTCTAAGTTCCAACCCAGAAGCGTCGAAGCCAACCAAAGCTTTCCCTTCAGGTACAGTCCAGCAGGAGCGACACTCATGCCCAAAGGGGCTGTGGCTTGCTGGGACCTGAGCCATATTGGGACTCTGGTGGGTCATGCGTCCAGTGACTGCACCGTTGCTAATGACACGGCCATGAACTCTCCCGTCGTCCTGCACATGTTCTAGCCATGAGTGGACCTGTGCGTATCTCTTTTGTAGCATCAAGTACTCACTAATGGACCTAGCCTCTGGCAGGTCAATGGTGTCTAGAACAGCCTCGTCAACGATGGGATTCCCTTTCTCCGTGACTTTCTCAAAGACGACACCAAGCGTTGATAAACGCCTCGCAATCTGTTGCCTAGAACCAACATTGAAAACCTCAACTCGATCCTTAAGGCGTTTGCCTGTCTTTTCAGACCACCTTTGATGTATGATAGGGGGGAACTTCTCCTGCAATTCCTCTTCAATTTCATTCATTCTCTCCTTAAATGTTGCTAAAAGATCATAAGATAACTCTTGGTCAAGTAACCATCCATTGCGCTCCTGTTGTTGTACAGCGTACTGCACCTTGTGTTCCAAATCAATGGACCTCTGGTCAAACCCTGCCATGTCCCTGACTAACTGCTTGTGTACGGCCTCTGTGACCTCTGTGTCACGCTCACAGTACTCAATCATAGCAGTAGATAAGCAGGACCAGTCGTCGTGGTCACCTTTGGGGAAGCCCAGAAGCTCACCCCAGACCTTCAGGGAATGTCCACCAGCACGACTTGGGTCGTACAAGCGTGACAACACTAGAGTATCCACTATGCGCTCAGGGGCCACAGAAACGCCCCATAGACGTTTTAGCACTGGGAGGTCATAACCTATCAGGTTGTGTCCACAAACGCTCACAGAGCCTTCTAGAGCCTTACAAAGGGTGTCTGGGTCCTTGTGTACAGTGTTTACTCCGTTTTCCCGTGTCACGACACACCAGATGCGCGTAGGGTTGAGGCCGTCGGCTTCCAAGTCAAGGTAGATCAAAAGTCGTCCCCTATGTGTGGATTAGCGACTTCCGACAGACGACCCGTGGAACGGTCATAGGCCAGCCAACAGGCAGGTCCGGTTTCACCGGTATATCTGTTCTTCAACACGCGGACTGTGGTTGTGTTCCGGACATCCTCGTTCTCGTGTTGCTGGTCTCGTTCCATGCCGATGACTATGTCTGACAACTGTGCAATGGCCTGAGACCCCCTGAGTTCACCCAAGCTGATCTGAGCACCGTCCTCATGGGCCTTGCCTTGGGATCTCCGGAGGTGTGACACGAGGAACAGACAAATCCCCGTCTCAGCCACCAGAGTCCGTAGCTTGGTCATGATTTCGTCAATGGCCTTCCGTTCGTCCCCTGACTCCTGAGAACTGACGACGATGGACAGGTGGTCCAGTATGACGTACCGGCAGTCAAGTGCTTTTGCCATGTAGCGAACACGGGCGAGGAGGTTATCAGCCGACGTTGACCCCCAATGGTCAAATAGGTAGTAACGTCCTGTTCCCAGTGTGGTCTCCCAAAACGGTCGAAGTTCGTCCACAGGCGTGTCCTCTTCCAAATGAAGGGGCCTGTTTGCCGCCACCGACATGATACCAAGCGTTGTTCGGGCCAGATCCTCCTCAAGCGCCAAGACTCCAATATTGCCTTCGCATCGGCGTAGAAGATCATACTCGATTTCTCTGATAAATTGGGACTTTCCCATACCACTGCCGCTAGTGATCGTGACGAGTTCATACGGTCTATGCCCCCTAGTTATGTGATTCAGTCCCTCCCATGGATAAGGTATTGACTTGACGTTTCTCTTTTCTACCAGCTTGTCCCATGTGTCAGTACCGGCGACGATACCGTCGGGCCTGTAGACCTTCGCATTCCACCAGTGTTGCGTAAAGTCCTTGACCCTGTTTGCCATGAGCATGTCACTAGCGTCCTTTAGTGGTAGCTTACAGATCTTCAGCTTGTCAGGACTGAAGAGGTCCTTGACCTGCTCTACTGCTTCTTCTCCTGCCTTGTCGTTGTCAAAGCAGAGTACCACTGTGTCGTACCCTTCGAGCCACTCCAGCTGGGCCTTGATTTCTTTGGCGGCGTTACTTGCGCCCGACCGAAGTGAAACCACGTCCCAATTCTTCCCTGACATCTCATAGACTGCTAGGGCATCCAACTCCCCCTCAGTAATCGTGATGTAGGTGTTCCTGTTGCACTGCTGTTGCCCGAAGAATCCGACGTTACCTACGTCCCCCATGGACATGAAGCCTTTGGTCTTGACCTCGCGTACCTTTGCCGCGCACAGGTCACCCGTAGACAGGTCGTAGTAGGGGTAGTAGTGCTTCTCTATTTCACCTGTGGAAGAGTACTCCACGGTGACCCCGTAGCGCCCACAGGTGTCCTGAGATAAGCGCCGTTGGGGTATGCTTGAGACCACTCCCTTGAAATTCAGGGGCTTGGCCTTAGGTAATTCTGAGGTCATGCCTTGGTCTCCACCATGGACGTGATAGTCACAACCGGCGGCAAAACAATGTTGACCGCCGTCGTCGTAGATAGCGAGAGCGTCCGAAGAACCACACTCCGGACAACTCTCGTGTCTGAGGAACTTAGAAGTCTGCGGCATCGCCTACGGCAATCTCTGCTTCCTCTAGTACTTTGACCGCCTCAAGGTAGGTCGCTACGCCATGCACTGGGTGAGGCTGTCCCAGCTTGTACTTCAGGCGGACTGTGGAGTTGTATGGAACTTCTCCGGTGTAGGGTGTACCCTCTGCGTCAAAGACCTTGATCTCGTACTTTGACTTGAACTTGCGTTGCTTGTTGCCTTGGTAGTCCTTGATCTTGACACCGTTGGCTGCAAGCTCTGCAGCGTCGTCTTCTGACAATGTGATTGTCATGGAGTAGGCTCCAGTTGATTGACCGTTGAATACGTCATGTGCGGTCAAGTTGCTGAAGTTAACTACGCCTTCTACTGTTGTTGCTGTCATGGAATAATCTCCGTTGGTTTTGGTTTTAGCTCTGAGAATTCCTCAGAACATACTAATAGTATACACTATATGAAACTACCTGTCAAAAAAGAATCTATGATCTGTATGCAGGTGTACATGACAAACATCATAAACCCTATGCCCCCAGCAGGATAGATCACGTTAGCTTTCCACGGGTTGTCCCGTAGCCACTGCTCTAGTTCCTGCTCTGTCATTAGTCAAAGGCCAACACGAAGTTGCCTTCCTCCGGTATGCTAGGGTCGTCGTCCTTATAAGCGTAGGAGAAGAAGGACACCCGTGTTGCGTTAACTGTATGAGGCTCTTCAAAATCCTGAAAAATCACTTGTTGCTTAAGATAGCATTCAGGCATACGCTGTAGAACTTCCAGTAATTGCTGATATGTCACTCGTCACCCTCCGGTAGTTCATCACTGGCTATAAACAGGATCTTGTCCAGTGTGGACTTGGTCATGACTACATTGCCACGGTCGTCCAGAGATAGTTCTAAGTCCTTGCGTATCACAAAAGGTATACCACCCCAAGGGTCGCGCCTCATGATGTCATTGGTCACTGTCCTAGCCTGCGTGTAGCCTAGGCAGTAGACGGAGTAGTCGCCGCCTGTGACCTCGTAGATTGACTTCTCGTCGATTAACATAAGTTATACTCCTGTAGTAACTACTACTGCTTCTTCTTTAGTATATATACCTAGGTATACCTTAGTAGAGGGTATCATACTTTTCGTCCTCTGTAAATATCTCATATTGGTAATATTCCATAGTTTCTGTATCTACTCCCGCAGAAGCAGTAGCAGAAAGACAAATACCACATAAATCCAAAAAATCACCGTGTGTGTCCTTCCGTGTCAGTTCTGATTCCTCTAGGATTCTATCGCAAGCCTTACAGCGCATCTCTCCACTCCCTCCCGTGTAGCTCCACCATCAGCATCTCAAGGTGTTTGTATGACAGCCCCTTGTACTTTCTCCGGCTCTCTAGGCGGTACATCTCAGTGTCAAACTCCACCAAGTGCTCAACCATGGCGTGTGTCTCTGGGTCCTCTGACGGCCCTGAAGGGTCCCCAGAGTCGCCCTCGTAGTACCCCTGCTCGTATTCTTCAAACGTCATGCTGTGACCCCCTGTAGTGCCTGTATGACCTCGTCTATGACCTTCTGCTCCTCCTTCTTCCACTCCCCCAGATCGTCTGGATATACTGGTGTATCGTCCTCGTAGTACTCTTGGTACTCGTCTGCCCACATCTCCCATGTTTCTCTAGTCATCGTCTGTTCCTCCTAGTGTGTATATAGCTATCCAAAGGGAGAGCAGAGGGATACCCACTACCCACCCGAAAACCAAGGCATAGAAACCCCAGAAAAATATGTCGTTAATCATCTAGCTCACCTTTCACGTATAGCCAAGTCGTGAGTATACCAGATGCTGACAGTAGTATCAACACGTCCCAAAATGGTTGCCAGCTCTCAAACATTCCCTAGTCCTCCTTTCGTAGTAACGCTGGGTAATTCAATGGTTCAGCGTCCAGCGTATGGACCCGCAGTAGTTCTTCCCAGTCTCCGAAGTTGTCGAAAATCTCCTCCGCTTCTTCTCTGGATTCTGCTTCTACTTTGACTTCGTAAACCTTGGTCATAATCACTTGGTACGTCTGTTTCACTGTGTAGCCTCCGGCCATTTTATGTCTGTCGGTATGTCTTCCCCTCGTCGTCGCAGTTCAACTCCATGCAGTAGCACATGGGTTTTGCTCATGTATGGCGTGGGGTACTCCATGCTCCACTGAAGATTAAACGTCCCAATCTTCTGCAGTAAGTTAAGATATTTCCGTTTCTCTGTTATCTGGGCCATTCGTCTCGTCCTCTCTCGTAGCCTGTGGTATGTCCGATTATCCAGCCAAAGCCGAAGCAGGCTCCCATTAGTGCCATTGTAAGCATTAGTTCCATGGTGAGTACCTCCCGTGTCGTAACTTAGACCACCATCGAAGTACTTCCCAGAATCTCCGGTGGTTCTTGTCAGTGTCTAGGAATCCTAGTTTGTCCCTCAACCCGCACAGGAGCCGTGAGTAGTTGTTGATGGTGTACTCTGGGTACTTGAATCCCTTGCGTGAGTCGTAGATGTCCCACACGTGGTCCTCGTGGTTGTACCAGATTGTATAGCGTCCAAAGTTCATTAGATCACCTCGTTGTTCTGTATGTCGTATGCCAGAGGACCAGCCGATTGATAGACTAGGTCTGCCAACTCTGGGTACTGCTCCTCCAACTGCTCTAGTTCCTGATATGCGAATATGTCGTTAGTGTACACTGTACGTTCTACCAGTGCAAGATACTCTTGTATTACGTTGTTCATG